GAAGGAGATATAACAGTAACAACAACTGATACGACTAAGAAGATAACATTGGCTGGTAATGTAGACATCACTGAAAATTTAAATGTAACGAAGAATGTTATCGTGACAGGTACAACTCATACTAGCACATCACAAAAACTTGATAGTCATCAACACGGTTCTAATAATGTCAATCAAATACTGACTGACCCACTCACTTAGGTATAAATAAGATATATGGCACAGATAGCACGACAAGCAACATACAAAGATTTAGATTTTACTTTTAAGCAAAATCCTAATACAAATGACGTCGGAATAAAGAAGGACAATGCTTCAATAACACAAAGCGTATTAAATATACTTCGTACTAATCATGGCGAGCGTCCATTTAATTATAGCTTTGGTGCAAATCTTAGATCGTATCTATTTGAGAACATGACAAATATAACAGCAGCAAATATGTCTACTTCTATTAATGTTGCTTTAAGTAATTTTGAACCAAGAATAGAAATATTAAATACAAATATTCAGGCAAGAGCTGATGAAAACGAAGTAAGAATAACAATAACCGGTAGAGTTAAATCTAGTAATGAAATAGTTGATATCGCTACCACAATAGAGAGATTACGATAATGGCAATCGAAAGAAGAATTAATGCAAGTGAATTAGACTTCGCACAGATAAAGTTAAATCTAGTTGCATACATGAAGGCTACTGATACAACCTTCAATGACTATAACTACGAAGGCTCTGCAATGTCAACCATTATAGATGTGTTAGCATATGTAACTCACATTAACTCTATGAATGCTAACTTCGCTTTGAATGAAACATTCCTTGATACATCTCAATTAAGATCTTCTGTGGTATCTCATGCTAAACTATTAGGATACACACCAAGATCTATTGCACCATCCGTAGCTTATATTGATATGGTAATGGCAAAGGGAACTGCTACACCTTTCTGGAATCACGATGGAAGCAATACACCGCTTCCTTTAAGTATACCGAGAGGCACAAAGTTCTCTACAAGTATTGACGGTGTCACATATCCTATGTTTAATTCAACTACTACATCGATTATTTATGATGCAACCCTTGGTTGGAAGTTCACTAATCTTAAAATAGAGCAAGGTACATTAGCAAATATAGTATACACATACGCAAATAATACATTTGAATCATATATTATTCCTGCTGCTAATGTAAACACTGCTGCTATTACCGTGACCATTTTAGATTCAACTTCAACAAATGCTGCAGAGGTTTATACCTTGAATACAAATGTTGTTAATCTAAATGGTACATCTCCAGTTTTCTTCTTAGAAGAAGGAAGAGATGGATACTATGAAATTAAGTTTGGTGATAATATTATTGGTAAGAGACCAGGAAATGGTAACAGTATCACAATAGAATATTCTACAATCGCATCAGGCACAGATATAAATGGTGCTTCAGTATTTACTATGACCGATTCATTGATTGGTAATACTGACGAGACTATCACACTTGTAACTAAAGCTACTGGTGGTGCTGCAAGAGAATCTAAAGAAGCTATTAAATTTAATGCACCTCTTGCTCACATATCACAAAACAGAGCTGTTACTCCTGATGACTATAAAACAATTATTAAAAACGAATTCGCTGATGTTGAAGCTGTTGCTGTATGGGGTGGAGAAGATAATCCTATCCCTGATTATGGTAAGGTATACATTAGTATTAAACCTTTGTCAGCTGAAGTACTTACTGCAGAACAAAAGACAACAATCAAGACAAACATTCTAAAGCCAAAAAACGTTGTAAGTATCACTCCGGTCTTAGTTGACCCTGATTATACATACATTGATTTAGAGGTTTTCTTTAAATTTAATCCTAATAAAGCTACAGTTACTGCAAGCGGTCTTGCAAATTCAATAAGGAGTACACTCATAGCATATAATAACAATGTACTTAAGAGTTTTAACGGAGTGTACAGAGACTCAAACGTTGGAAAGAAGATTGATGATACTAGTGTTGCTATCATATCTAACATCACTCGTGTGAAAATGCAAAAGAAAATTATACCAGTTCTTGGTGTTGCAACTAAATACGAACTTAAGTTTAACCAAGCACTAACCGATATAGATGCTACTACAGGAACTACAGGTTCTTATTTGACTTCAAGCTCATTTACTTTCCAAAGTGTTGATGCCAAGCTTAAAGACTACTATGATTCTTCAAGTGATACACGTATTATTCAAATAGTCGATGCAGCTGGTTTAGTACTAGATGCAAATATTGGTGATGTTAATGAAGAGGATGGAGCAGTAACTCTTAACGCATTCGCTCCGACTGCATTACCTACTGGACAAACTACAGTTGATATTACGGTCAAGCCTGCATCATCTGATGTATCACCTACAAGGAATGAACTATTAACTATTAATACTTCTACAGCTAAGATTACTGGCGAGATAGATACTATGGCAACTGGCGGTACAACTGCTGGTATTGATTACAACACGGTAAGTAACTAATGGCATCCCTTGGTAAATATAATATATCATCTTATATAGATGAACTAGTACCTGATTACGTAGAGTCTTCATATCCTGAGCTAGTTAATTTTCTTAAGACATATGCATTATATTTAGAGCGTCAAAACAAATCAGGATTCTATCTTAACTCATTAGATATCCAAAGAGATATCGATCATGTAGAAGATGAATTACTTACAGAACTACAGAACGAAATTGGTGTTGCAATACCAAGAGACTTTGCTACAAATCCAAGGATGTTCTATAAGAGACTTGTTGAATTTTATAAGTCACGTGGTACACCTGAATCGATCACATCATTCTTCCGTGTTATATTTGATGATGATGTTGAAACATATTTTCCATTTGTAGATATACTTAATCCATCTGATGGAAAGTGGACAGATCAAACAGCTGATATTATAGCAGATAGAACTAAATTTACACCAGCAAATGTAATTACAATATCTGGAACACCAACAGTAGTTACTGGAAGTAACGATGCGAATCAAGCTTTAATATTTGATGATGATGTTGTATTTGTAAATAATACCCATCAGACTCCAGGTACTCATTATGTTGAGTCAGTCTATTCAGATACTACTACTAAATACAAATTAACATTTACCACTGCATTAGCTAATAACGATGTGGTTAGAACATATGCCAAAGGTTTGTTTACTAATGCAGATGGTTTCTTATCTGATAAGAAATTTATACAGGACTCTTATTACTATCAACAGTTCTCATATGTTCTAAAGACTGGTAAGAACATTGCTGATTGGAAGAATGCATTCACAAGATTAGTTCATCCAGCAGGATTTAAATTCTTTGGTGAGATTGTTATATTAATTCAGTTACTTAATCAAGGTAATAACCAAACACAACTTGGTAATCAGTTACCTGTTGGTAAAATTCAGTTTAACATTGGTGCATTCCAAGTTGGACCAGCACAATTTAATAGTCACATATTAGAAAAATCGTATACTCACTTTGCTAATGGAAGTTCAGAGTTAGGTAAGATAGGTATGGAAAACCATTGGGAGAATATGAAGTTCAGATATTTAGGTCCGAACTCAGATTTAGCACGATGGACAGTTCAAGATAGTATAAATAACAATATAAGTACACAATTTGGAATGGGTGGCGCTAGCTCACTCGTCATAACATAAGAGAGGAAATAAAATGGCAGCAATAATCACAAGTAAATTTAGACTAGATACAACGAACGCGTTCGTTAATAGTCTTAGTGATAATCAATTCTACATGGCACTGGGAAGGCCGAACGCATGGACAGACGACGCAGTTCCGACAACTCCATACGAAAATGACTATACATCACACACTTTATGGGAAAATATGTTTGCCATGAAGAGAGTTGATGCTGCAGATATTATTCATTGCTCCCCAAGAAACCTATGGGTTTCAGGTACTTCATATGTAGAATATGACGATCAAGATACAAATATAGAAAGCAAAGTATATTTTGTTATATCTGCAAACAATAACGTTTATATGTGTTTGAAGAAAGGAACAGGAGCTTCAACAACTAACCCAGATAATACAGGTGTTCAAACATCTGGTGTTATTAATCATAGTGGATCAGATGGTTATATATGGAAATACATGTATACAGTCCCAACAGCTGATGTAACTAAATTCTTAACAACATCATTTATACCAGTAAGACATATTAAAGAAACACCTCCAGCTGGTTCTGATAGTGCATTAACAAATCAATTTAGTGTTCAGACAAATGCAGTCGATGGTGCAATCTTTAATATGAAGATCACAACTGCAGGAACTGGATACACATCAGCTCCTACATTAACAATTGCAGGTAATGGTGCAAGTGCTGCAGCTACAGCTACAGTTTCTGGTGGTGCAATCACAGCTATTACAATGACTAACGTTGGTACAGGATACAGACACGCGGTTGTCACAATAAGTGGTGGCGGTGGTTCAGGTGGTGTAGTAAGACCAGTCATCGGCCCAATCGGTGGATTTGGTAAAGATGCTACTAACGACTTACGTTCACACTATGTAACAATCAATACGGTATTTACTGGCGATGAGTCAGGAGCAATACCTGATAGTAATGACTTTAGACAAATAGCAGTTGTTAAAAACCCTATTGAGAAAGCTACTGAATCAGCAACGATCTCAGCTACTGGCTCAATGGTTGTAGGTAACTTCTATAAGATCTTAACAATAGGTAATACTACAGATGCTAACTTTGCAACTGCAGGATCTACATCTGGTAACCCGGTTGTTGGAGAGATATTTAAAGCTATCGCTACAACGTTAACTGGTTCAAGTACAGGTACTATTGCACAAGTTGCAGAAGCATCGGCATACAATACATGTAAGAGTGTAACGATTCCTGCTTCATTAGCATCTACATATGTAGCGGACTTTGCATTCGAAGCTCATACAAGTGGCACGGTTGGTGCTAAAGGTATAGTGGTAGAATATAATAACACAAGTGGTGTATTACATTATATACAGAATGAATCTACTGGATTCGGAGTAATCAATGTAAATCACTTTACTCGTGCAACCGGTTCATCAGGTGCTGGTAATGATGTCACAGCAGTAGGTGCACCATTGATTAACCATCATCAAGGTGATGTTATGTTTATAGAAAATAGAACAGCAACAACTAGATCGGCGGGTCAAGTTGAAACAGTAAGATTAATAATCGCATTTTAAATAGGATAGAAACATGGCAATTTCATTTAATGTAACCCCATATTACGACGATTTTCTAACGGCCGGAGCTGATGGTTTAAGCCCTAAAGAAAAATATCAAAGAGTATTATTTCGTCCAGGTAAGGCGGTACAAGCAAGAGAGTTAACGCAATTACAAACAGCGCTGCAACATCAGATATCATCGCAAGGTGATCATTTATTTAAAGATGGTTCGGTTGTTGTCCCTGGTGCAGTTCACTTACATAATAAAATTGACTATGTTAAATTAGATTCTGTTAATGCAGCTGCTGATACGGTTGCTGAATTACTTGGTACTGAATTTAGTGATGGTACTAATAAAGCAAAAGTTATTCACGCTGCTTTAGCTACTGGCTCTGATCCTATTACACTTTGGGTACAATACACATCAGGTACAGTATTTGCAGATAATGCATCGCTAACAGCAACAGGTAGTAAGACAGCTGAAGTGAAAGCATCTGGTGCAACTGGATTCGGTTCTCTTGTATCTATTGAAGATGGTATTTATTATATTAAGAAACATATGGTTGTGGCTAAGGCCAAGACTATTGTATTATCTAAGTATACATCAAGTGTATCATTTGATATTGGTTTACTTGTCACTGAAAAATTAGTTAGTTCAGGTGAGGATGCATCATTAAATGATAATGCTACAGGTACACCTAATGTTTCGGCTCCAGGTGCACATCGTTATTCTATTACAGCAGTACTAAGTACTCAGGCAGTAAATGCTGCCTCAGGTAACTTTGTTCTTATTGCTCGATTAGAAGCTGGTGTTATTACTAAGAATGCAAACAGTGCTGATTATAATGTTCTAGCTGATACACTAGCTCGTAGAACATTTGATGAATCAGGTAACTATTATGTTAACCCATTCAAAGCACTTGTCAAAACACATCAGGCAGCAAGTCCTGATGCTACTAAATTATCTCTTGCAGTTGAGCCTTCTAAAGCTTATGTAAGAGGTTATGAGATACAGACACTAGCAACTACTAATGTTGCATTTGACAAAGCGAGAACATCAGAATTAGTTACAGATAAGCTTACAGAGGTAACTCATAATGCGTTTATCGAATGTACTCATATGACTGGCGTACCTGATATTACTACATTCGGTACAATAAGTATTGAGAATTCAGGTGGTAGTGAGATTGGTACTTGTCGTGTTCGTTCAATCGAACGTGTAAGTGGTAATGGTGCATCTACTGCTTCACGATATAGATTACATATATTCGATTTCACTGGTACAATGACCGGTGCTGTTACTCTAGATGATAAAGAAGGTACTGCATCAGGCACAACATTTGCTGCAACGATAGCTGACTCAGCTGCTACTACAGCATATAACCTTGGTACTGACAACTTAGTATTTGATCTACCATATGAAAGAGTTAAATCATGTGATAGCGTTGTTGACGAAAGTGCTACTGATGATTATAACTATAGATACGAAATTAACCGTGTATTTACTGCAGCTACTGTATCAGGTTCTGGTACTGCTACATTTACTGCTGCATCTGCTGGTGAGCAATTCGGTTCTAAAGGAGCAAACACAAACTGGATTCTAATTAACGATACTGACTCAACAGTCGGTGGTGAAGAAGTTGTTGTGGCTGACATTACAATTAATAATGCTGCATCACCTCCAAGTGTTGTCATAGCTAACTTACCTTCATCAGCTAATGGTGATAGTGTAAGACTAATTGCACCTGTTATTAAAACTGCAATTCATAAGACTAAAACATTATCTTCAGATACTTCAGTAGCTTTTGCCGCTGGTGTGTCAGGTGGATATACTGGTGACGGTCAAGCTCTAGGTAAAGCTGATGTATTTAGTTTAACCTCAGTTGTTGAGACTTCAGGATCTGCTAATGTTACTGAACATTTTGAATTAGATACTGGACAAACAGAGACTAAGTATGGTATTGGTCGTATTAAACTTAAGACCACATCAAACTATACTGCGGCTGTAGCACTTACTGTTACATATAAGTTCTTTACACATTCGGCAGGTGACTTCTTTACAGTTGATTCATATACAGGTCAAGTTGATTACTCACTTATTCCAACAACACCTGATGGTCAAGAATTAAGATCAGCTGTTGACTTTAGACCACGTGTCAGTGATGCTGGTACTAACTTTACTGGTACAGGTGCACGAACAGCATTTGCTCCAAGAAGATTCTCACAATTTGAAACTGATATTCAGTTCTACTTACCTAGAATGGATAAAGTCTTTTTAGATTCTAAAGGTAAATTCGGTGTTGTAAAAGGTG